GAGGTCGCAAGCGTTACGAAATGATTACCGACATTTCCATTGGACTGAAAAACTTAGCTAGGGATTTGGATGTTTCAGTAATTGCTCTTGCTCAGTTAAACCGAGGCCCAGAGCAGCGCAAGGACTCAGAACCCGACATGGCTGACCTAAGAGATTCAGGTGGAATTGAGCAGGATGCTGATGCGGTAATTCTGTTACACCGAGTCCAGACCGAAGAAGATCAGTTTGAGTGGCAAAAAAGCCAAATGATAATGAAGGTAGCTAAGAACCGACATGGTGGACTTGGAGAAGTCGCACTCAAGTTCGAGGGCCACCTTTCCAGAGTGATTGGGTAGGCTTATGGGGTGGATGACAATGTTGCCTTATGCTGCCGATGTGGAGCAACCTGGAAGGTCAACACGCATAAGCGCAAGCGCAAAGACCTCAAATGTCAGTCTTGCCGGATGCACCGAGCCTTGGTTATCAAGTATGGCTCTGAGAAGTGCATACCTTGGCAGGGTGACTTTGACAAGCAGACGCTTAGCATCCCTATTTTTGACGGCAAGCCAGTCCTACCTGGCATACGATCTTGTGGACACCTTGACTGCACCAATCCCAACCATGTCATAGGTAGCCACTAGAGTAAAACAACAAATCGAAAGGAAAAAGAGATGGCAATCATCAAAGTAAAAGGCACAGTTACCAAGGTATTTTGGGAAGCTAAAGGTCTTATTGTTACAGAGTCATACAAAACTAAATCAGGCGACACAGTTGAAAAGCAATTCACAGTTTGGCTAAAGTCACCAACCACACTAGATGTGGGTGACACAGTTCAAGTCGAGGGTCTAATGTCAGTCGAGATTGAGGCTTGGATGAATCAAGATGGCACACCAAAGCTAAACAGAGAGGGTCAGCCTGGTCAGTCAATCAAGGTCAGCATCAATAACCCGCAAGTAGTTCCAACCGACCCAATCAGCACTATCAAGGGAATCTTCGAGCCGACACACGAGCCAAGTCCCTTTTGAAAAATCTCCGTTGGTTATTCCCAGCCCTTACCGCCGGCATACTAATAAACCTATCTACGCACTCTACAAGCGGTCTTGATTGGTTGGGAATAACCTTCGGTTTGCTTTACAGTTGGGCTGCCATAATGGGAGCATGGGAATTGTATGGCCGAGGTAAGCCTTAGCGTTACCGGCAACCCTGCCAGCCAAGGATCACACGCCATAATGTATGGGCGAATAGTCCAAGTCAATAGCTCCAAGCACAAGGCATGGCGTAAGGCCATAGTCCAAGAAGCAATCGCTACCCTGCCGAATGACTGGCAACCCATTGATGAGCCATGTGAGCTGATAGTGGCCTTCTACCTACCCAAGCCCAAGACAGTAGATCGCCAGCTACCCAGCGTTTCACCTGACCTAGACAAGCTCATCCGCGCAGTAGGCGATTCTTTGACCGATTCAGGGGTGGTCATTGATGACAGCCGCATTGTCCGAATCTCAGCGCGAAAGCTCTACGCCGAGGGCATCGCGGCAGGGGCCACAATTCAGGTCAAAACCCTCAACTAGCCCTGTAGCGCGACACGCCGAAAACAGGCAAAAAACATAAAAATTACCCAAAAAGGGTCTAAATAGTGCTACCCTGAATACATGGCCCAAGGGGGGCCAGATAGGAGCACCAAATGAAAACCATATTCCTTTACATCATTGCTCTAACCGGCATCCTGATTGCAAGCTGGCAGATTCAAGAGATAAATCTCGGCTGGGGTTACACACTCGGCATAGCAGGTTTGTTAGTTGCCTTCTTTGTCGCAGTCAACGCACTAACAAAGGACAGCCGTAAGTGAATGAAAGAGAACTAGCCGAACGCATAATCGCTGAGGCCCAGAGATGGACAGAAACTCAGTTTACACTTCAAGACGGAGTGCCAGGCATGACGGCACAGACACGCAATGAAGCCAAAGCTCGCATTGAGCTAATCGAACACATCAAACAAACCTACAAAGAAACGAGAGAAAATGCCTAACTATAACCCTGAGCCACTTGAGTTCGCAGTCAAAGACTTCAACCCACACCAATACAATTTTGGCGTTGCTAAGTCTGACGGAATCTACATGGGCAGGATGCTAATGAAGAACGAGGTGCTGAGTCTTATCAAGGCAGCGTATCCAATCCCAACCAAAGCAATCGCTAAGGTCATCGACATCGTGGACAACATTGAAATCTATGTTGACCCTCAATACAACATCTCATCGAGGTAGCCATGAACCTGACACCCTACGCAGAAGGCTTTTATGCTGGCATCCGTTACCAGCGCGAGAACATCCTTGACTATGTATCTATCCACTTGGATCAGGGCATCATGCCAACAGCCGAGGACATAGTTGCCGAGATCAACGGGCAATACAAAAAAGACATGGACAACAAAGTAAACGCCATGCTTGACGGCAGCTTAGACAAGCTAATCAAAAACCTTGATGAGCTGGCCTACACAGTTACCAAGATTGAGAAACAAGCCAAGGAACTGATTGCCGAGGTGACCGAGAAGCCATGACGAAGAGTGTAAAAGTTGGAGCAAAGAAACCCAACCCGAGTGCAGTCAAGGCTAAGTCAATGACCTTGATACCACTGCCCAAGATGTACCAAATTGCAGTTAGGCAAGAGAGGGCACGCATTATTGGGCTAATTCAAGATTACGCAATCAAGCACAATAGCCACCCATACTTTATCGACATCATCAAGCTGATTCAGGGTGAAACAAAATGATTAGCTGGAAGCCAAAGACCAAGGCCCTATCTTTTGCCTTCTGGTTCAGCCGAGGTTATGAGCAAGGATCACTAGAAATGAAGCACTACCTTGCCGAGCAGATTATCTACGCGATCAACCAGGATGCAGTCTTACGAGTGACGGCAGATGTTGACACACTCGAAAGAGTTGTTGAAGTAATTGAGGCGGTGAGGGACATTGGCAAAGCATAGAGCTGAATACCAACCTATCAACTGGCGCATCAAGCGAGTCCATTGGGCATACAAGACACTAAGAATCAGGCGAGCGTTTTACACATTCTTGTTCAAGGTGTCGCGATGAGCAAGCAGTTAGTTTTAGGAAAGTTTGATTGCTCAACGGGCATAAGCTCTAGGCTTTATCAGAAAGATGATTTGGTTGTTAGAACAGCAACAGAGGCAGACAGAACATTTATTGACAAGCTGCAAAAAGAAAACAGCTATGCAGTTGGGTTTATACAATCCACAATTTGGGATAAGTATGTGTTTGGTGGGGAAAGAAACTTTGTTGTCTTTATTTGTGAAAAGAACGATGACTTAGTTGGCTATGTACTTCTAACGCCAGGCAGAGGTGCTTATACTTATGCAAAAATCCAGCAGATAGCAGTTCGAGAGGATGCTCGCAGACTTGATTATGGAAGCGCACTTTTAGCTGTTGTCAAAGATTTCTGCAATACCTTTGAAAGAATAGGAGTAACTCTCAGATGTCGAATTGACCTTGAGTCAAATCACTTTTGGCGCAATCTAGGATTCAATCTTTATGGCGTTTGGGAAAAGGGAAAGATAAATCATGTTGGATTTAAGGCAAGCAACGACATCAATCTTTGGAAAATAGACTTGCATGACAGCATTATCAGTTTGTTTACTACTGAGGAATTGCCTAGTGGTTTATGGATTGAAACAAAAAAACCATTAGATTCTAGCCAAGCTGGCGTGGCATAATGACTCACTTTACCAACGCCGATGAGCGTGAAATCTTTGACGCTATCTTGCTACTCAAGGATGATGAGCGTGAGTGGTCTAGCGAGCTTGAAGCAATACGCCGCAACCTTGCCAGACTGATGGAAAGAATAATGCAGGTCGAGTGGCACTACCTTGAGCCAGAAATCGGTGACTTGGCCCTAAACTTGATAAGAGAAGTAACTGAAAGGGGCAACGATGCTAGAAGGACTAACACCACAGGTCAGGAAATCATCCTGCAAAGTAAGAACAATCTTGGAAACTCTGGACACGAAGGATCAAGCCATACTTGTAGCTGCTATAGCTAACGAGCAATTTACCTCAACAGCACTAGCCAGGCAACTAACGGCTAGGGGCATAACCATTAGCGAGAAGCCCATTGTGGCTCATCGCAGGAAAGCGTGTAGCTGTGCTAGATAACTTGGAACCAGCACCAAAGGTCACACCACCGAAAGACTGGCGACCTGCTGTGCAGTTTGACGGCACACTTGGTGAGGCAACAACACCACCGACCACCGGCAACGAACCCAACTTTGATGAGTTCCTAATCGAGCAAGGCTTTGATCCTGACAAGATTGAGATTTACGGCCCAATCAGGACAAGCCGTTGGCAACAGCGCGAGGGTGGAGATTGGTTAGTTAGCTGGCGGTTCAATTTCAGAACACGCTCTGAAATCGAGATAGACCTGCCAACCCTTTACGCTCAGGCTCGCAAAGCTCCCAAGGTTGCAAAGCCAAAAGAAAAGAACGAAAAGGCTGTTGTTGTCTGCTGGTCAGATACTCAGACAGGTAAGGCTGGCGACATCCGAGGTGGCACACCAGAGCTGATTCAACGCATAGCCGAGAAGCAAGCCAAGCTTGC